CCAAGGGAGTTTCTCAAGAATGTTATAATAAGATTTGGGCTGACCAAAAATGTACTACCGCGGCACCTACCATTGGGGATTGGCAAAATGACCAAACATACGAAGGTCTCGTAAATGATAGTTATATGTGGGCTACTCTAACCGATGTCGATCACCGCAATGGATGCTATGGAGATACAACCGATTACAATACAAATACAGAGGCGACCCTTTCTCTTGGGAAAGATTTTTCTCCGGTTCCGGGTAGAACCTGGTGGGGGACACATGGAATAAAAGAAGGAACCGCGGCAACCAAGGACGAATGTGTTTCCATGTGTGCGTCCGATAGCACCTGTACGGGCGCCACCTTTAATCCAGTGAAAAGATATTGCTGGACAAGAGGTGGAGATGGAGGACTCTCCACTGGAGAACCGGATGAGTTCGCATTAATACCTAAATTAAAAAGAGTTATGTTAATTCTCAATGGTTTAAATGATAAATTAATGTCTGTCAATGAGGAATTAAGAACGGAAACCAAAAAAATAAACCCGATAATAAAAGAAGAAAGACAAACGAATGAAGAAAAACAGCAAAAATTCGACACATATTATAACGATTTGTCTGACGATAAATTGGAAATGGCTAAATTGTTAAATGAATACAATTCACTGGAATCGGATTTAAACAACCAAACATTATTTGTCGAACAGCAAAATTTGAGTTATAGACTGTGGTTTTTATTAGCATTTATATTATTTTTAATAACATTAAAAAAAATCAGAGGAGAACCCTCAGATGGTTCTCCAGTGGATAAAATGATAACTGGTATATTAATAATGTCGATTATAATGCTTGTTTTTTGTTTGAGTCAGCCAACTGGGTTTGCTTCGATGGGGTTAGCGATAATATTATTAATATTATATAAATTAAAAAGCGGAGAATCTGCTGCTTCGCCTTAAATAGGAATAAATTAATATAATTCAATATTTTTTTGTATTAATCTATATTAAATGGATAGTGATATGATCAATATATCTTTAAATCAAGGGAAACAATTTAAGAATTATCAAACGAAAATGAAAACTGGCATTGCTAATATTAAAACAGTAGAGAGGAGCAAAAGGATCAGAGAAGGGTTTTCCAATCAAGGACAAACGAATGGGCAAACGCAAGCAACCGATTCACAAACGCAAGGACAAACGAATGGACAAACATCCGATAACTTAATACAACAAAGAGACGAGAGGTCTAAAACAATATCAAAGGCGAACCAGGAAGATATGGATCGCCTAACAAATTTACAAACCCAATATACCGATTTACAAACCCAATATAACGATACTCAGAAAAAATAAATGACAATAGTTTAGTATCAATTAACAGATCTAGTGTAAATAACCCATATTTAAACAAAAATATTGGATTGAATAAAGGTTCGAACTCACTGCCAATTGCTAATACAGGTGGTCATGGAGGGTATGTAACGAGCCAAGGAATATATAAATCATATACAAATGCCAGTATATTTAAGGAAACTGCCGGGAAAAATGGTTGCCCGAAAGAAATTACTCGAAATATCGGTGTAAATGAATATTCATCGTCATTATTATCAGGTCAACCCATGATAACAGGTCAAGCATGCGGTAACGAAGGGAAAAACATTTATGTTAGTAAATTGGTTACGACACCCTCCTCTTCTTATGTCGGTTGCTATAATGACAAACCCGGTGCGACAAGTGTAAACGCATGCCCTATAATGAATTCCAGCAATTCGGTAAACGAATTCGTGTCTAGTGCTTCCAGTGTGTATAAAACCAACAATACTTCATATGGGCCATGGGCCGCGTTTGACCAAAATCCAAATACTTTTTGGTGCGCATCGACTGATAGTTCGGCATTATATAATGCGGCAACGGGTGTATATGGAGGCACACACAGTATCGAAATAAACACAGTAAATTCTGGTAAACTAACAATAAAAGGCGAATATTTACAAATTAATATGCCTGGTGTAAATACCTCAGATGTTCAAAATATTAAAGTGATTCAGTATGTAATCGCTCCTCGACTTGATAATAAATTATATTTAACTCGTAGCCCTAATACCTGGTATTTAATTGGATATAAAGATCAGCAATGGTATGAAGTGGATCGGCAAGTAGATCAAGCGTTTTCCACTGCTCCTAGAACATTTGATGTCGCGAATCCTGGCGATTACGGCGCATATATTATTATTGTGGATATAGTTGGTAATAGCGACCAAACTAAGAATCGCAATAGTGTTCAAATAGCAGAGCTCAATTTATTTGTTAGTTCAGACGACAGCGTTACGGATGCTGACAGAGCCATGATTTACAATTCTTCCTCTATTGGATATACCACGCACGGCGACTGTGAAAAATACGCGATAGATAATAATTACCAATACTTTGGCTTACAAGATTTACAATCAAATGGCACCGCCGCGTGTTTAGTAAGCAATGATTATGATAGGACGATTGGTTATGGCGACGCGTTAAACCAGGTCACCTCTTTTCCGTTATGGGCATCAAATACGCAATCTGGTGGTCAACCATATTTAATGCAGGTCACTGGCACTGGTCAAATAATAGTTTATGATGTAAATAATAATAACTCTGGTGTATTTACTTCAAACGAAGGTGTGGCCAATTGTGTCAATTGGGGGACTATAATGGTAGACAGTGCTACATATGGCGGCAATTGTAGTTCATCATCCGTCGCCATCGGCAATGTAACCGATAAAGTTGCAGGAGGAGACTTAAATTGTAATAATAAGGACAGTTGTTCTATAGCTATTTCTAATGGGACTTTTGGCGACCCGGCACCTGGGTGTGTCAAAGCATTCGATATTGCTTATAAATGCGGGGGAAACCCATATTCGCGCAATTTAAATCCAGCAGAAGGCCAGACCATGATATTAGATTGTAACGAGTATATACAAACCACCTGCCGGTTTGTTATGATTTTACAGGATGACGGCGAACTGTGTTTATACAAGGGCAGCGATCCTGATACTAAAACAGACCTAATTTGGTCATCTGGGACCAAATCGCAACAAAAAGCGGCTAATCCGGAGTGGGTTGCTTCAAAAGGGAAATATGGTAGAAATTATATGAAAACATCGGAAACTTTGGCGACAGACGAGTGGATTGCGTCTAATGACGGCTCTATTAAATTAATAATGCAGACGGACGGTAATTTGGTTCTTTACACATCGGATACTAAACAAGGCTGTTCTGTCAAGGACGATAAAACATATGGGTCTAGCTGGATAAATGCGGTATATAAAATCGACCCGACAGGTAATCGAAGTTCACTGGGAAAGGTCGCGTATATCGACTCGGATTCGAATTTAAAAGAATACCCTGCTTCTTTGTTGTCTTATTCGAATCAATATGAACTTCTAAATAATTTCGACTCTGCTGGAAACGATATTCAGCAAATCGAGACCAGTAATAAGGAACAAGGGTGTATCGATGCGTGTAATGCGAATGGCGAATGTGCTGGATTTGTTTATCAGCCCAATGGCAATTTGTGTTATCTAAAGACTTCGGCGATGTATCCTAGCGGAGAAAAACAGTTTTATTCAAATAGTGGCATTATTATGGGTGTAAGAAAACCGCAAATTGGTTCTTCTATACATAAGTCGTGCAGTAGAGACATTGTCGATGTCGATTCTATTCAATATGATAAATATATAAAAGGAGAGCCGATGTCGTCAGAAACTACATGCGGAACGTCAGTTGTTTTAGGGGAAGATAAATCCTTTTTAGCCAATTTACAGAATAGTATGCTATCTATTGGGGAGCAAATTGCTTCACAAACTAACAAATTATATACCAAAAATAACGATATCAAAAACACAATCGCGCAAAATTCAGTTCAATTTAATAAAAATGTCGATATGTATAAAGCGAATGATAATAAAATAAAGGGCGAATTAAATCTACCGGGGAAATTTCAAACAAATACTAATACTAATACTAATAAAAGAGAGGGTATGCGAACAATTGATACTTCTGCGGATTCAAACAAGACCCTAACAATGAATGATATAAATAGCATGTTATCCGACACTGATATAAGAGTTTTACAGGAAAATTATAGCTATATATTTTGGAGTATTTTAGCGGTCGGGCTACTAACGATTACGGTAAATCAAATTAAGAAATAATAATCTATATATATTCTATATTATGGCAGATGATTTACAGGTACAAGAAAGAAATGACAAAATTATAAATAACATTAAATCGCTTCAAACAACGGAAATGAAGTTATACGATAGTTTAGAAGGTAAATCGTTAAACGCGGACCAGCAAAAGCAAATAATTGATAAAATCAACCAAATTTCACAGATGAGAATGAGTCTTTACGCAAATTTGAAGGACATGTATTCTTCTTATCAGCAAGATGTGTCTTCCTCAAGAAATACAATGAATAATCAAATGGTTTCAGTTGACATTATTGAAAATGAACTAAATGACTCGAAAAGGCGATTAACTTTATTAGAAGCGCAGAAAAATAATAAAATTAGATTAGTAGAAATTAATACATTTTATGGCAAGCAATATGATGCGCATAAACAAATAATGCAAATAGTTGTTATTATTTGTATACCTGTTTTAATTTTAACTGTTTTAGCGGGAAAGGGGATTTTGCCGCCAAAAATATCCGCATTATTGACTGGAATTATAATTATTATTGGATTGTTCATAATTGGTGCTAAAATTATCGATCTATCTAATAGAGACAATATGAATTTTGATGAATATAATTGGTATTTTAATAAGGAAGAGGCGCCTACTAGCTCGACAGAAACCGATGCGAGTTCCAGTTCCAGTTCGGATCCATGGACCACCCCCACTTATACATGTAGCGGTGCGGAATGTTGTTATGAAAATAGCACATTCGACGAAGCACAAAATATGTGTATTCCTACTGCTCAATATAACGCGAATCAGAATACTTCGACTTCTTCAACTTCAACTTCCGAAGCAGAAGCCTTCACAGTATTAAGCAAATATGCGTCTTCTGCTAATTATCCTGACACTAGGTTACAAGGAAATGTTCAATCGTATAATTCCTGAACTTGTTAGTTGTGAATTTTTAATCTAACAATAATACAAGATGGACCAATTATTTACTGATTTACAAAATAATATAAATATAAATCCCGATGCGATTGTCAATGCGAATACCAATGCGAATAAAGATACTGAAAAGTTATTGAAAAAACAACAAATATCTACTGAAAAATTAAATTCCTTATTAGAACAATCATTGACTACTTTATCATGCGGGCCTGTCTGCCAGAAGGCTAAAATTGAAAAGGCATTGAAACAAAAATATCAGGATGCGCAGACAAATATACAAACAGCGCCCATTCAATTGGAAACTACAAAAAGGAATTACTATGTTTTTACTGAAGGCAAACCATTTTACGATAATATGTTAGAAGAGGAATTGAAAAAAAAAGGCGGCAATTATGGGGAAATTGTTGGCGGAAAACTTTCGAGACGAAATAATTAATGCGAAAACAATGAATGCTTACTATAATACATCACTAAATAATTCGGATTATACAAAGGAATTATATGCGGTCTATTTAGAGAAAAACAAGCTCATACAAAATGGCATTAAAAACCATCACGCGGATGTGTTAACTAACGACAGAAAAACATATTACGAAACAGAAGCACTTGATGAGCTGAAGAGCTGGTATACCCTTTTTTTTTATGGTTATTGTTTTGTAGTAATTGTTTTTACCGCTATAGTAGTTCTTAAAACTTCCTTAAATTGGGCGGCGAGATTTGTTATTATTTTGTTGGTGACATTATATCCATTTTATATAGATAGCATTGCGCGCGCCATTTACGGATTTTTCCATTCTTTGTGGAAACAATTGCCGAAGAATGTGTATAACGATTTATAAGTTTTACTTTGTTAAAACGATTTATAAGTTTTACTTTGTTAAAACGATTTATAAGTTTTACTTTGTTAAAACGATTTATATTTATAACTACTTAAAGAAAAAATGATAATATAATATTTATGTAAATTTTATATTATTTGTATTCGCATTGTATTTGCTCATTATATTTGCTCATTATATTTGCTCATTGTTGTATTTATACTAGTTTATCCAAAGCATCATCGTCTCCCGCCTCGCACTTTATTTTTATATTAACCCATTCCTTGATATTATTTTTATTTAGCTTCTTCTCAAATTTCTTATCCATCACTTCCTCTAGCTCCATCAGCTTCGGCATTTTTCTACCAGAATAATTCATTTGATACCACTCTTTAAACACGCTGTTCAACATTTTCTTCCCCACCTTTCCTTCCGGAACAATCTCAATATTATCAGCAATAAACCCTGCAATACAATCTTGACTCTGTCTGTATTTATTCGAAGCCGCTTTTACCTCCTCGCAATCAATTACTTCTCCGTCTGTTTCAAACGCGCGCTTTACCAGCATACTGATAAATACAATCGCCCACGACGGTAGCTTTTCTTTTAAGCTCTTGTCTTTGGGAAACACATATTTAGTATCGTCCGTATGATGCTCTCCTTCCGAAATAAATTTTGATATGAAATCCACCAGTTTCATTCTTCGCCATGTTCCATCATCGCCTCCCCTTACTTCAAATAACGCATTAGTACACACAACTAAACTAAATTGCGGTATAAATATCTCGCTCGAACAAAACAGGGCTCTTGCTTGAATCGGGTCGCCTCCAGTTAATTCCTTCATTATACCTTCATTAATCACCGCGTCTTTGGATGGCTCTTGCATGACCGCATATCTCACCCCCTTTAATTGGATGATTTCCGACGAGGTCCCGCCAATTGCGTTTCGTTTTTCAGTTACAAGAGTTATCGGAACAGTTCCTTTGTATTCACCCAATGCCTGCGACATTAGCTCTGTTAAAATAGATTTACCATTGCTACCAGAACCGCGATAAATATTGAACGCATGTTCCTTCTTTATTCCTATCAGGGTCGCCGCCAAGTGGTCCCACATATATCTACACAGATCCTTCTGAGGAAACAATTGTTCCATAAAAGTCAACAATTCGCTTACTATATCCGCATTTGCTTCCGCATTATACGGCACATATGGAATCCCTGTTGTCTTTGTAATGTAGTCCTGTGGATAACCCTGTCTAAATTCCTTGGCCTTGAAATCTACCACTCCATTTGTAAAACACATTAAATACGGGTTCGCATCCATATTCCGAACAAAGTTTTTATCAAAGAATATTTCCATCGCCTCTCGCATTATATTATTTTTATCTCCCGTTTTCTTCAATTTTATACAAATCTCCGCGATTTTTTTTAATCTTCTTCTGAACAATTTCATGATGGTCCTCGTTCTCCTTGAAGCTTTGCATGTCTGCTAAATATTCCGCTTGCTTATCCGAATACAGCTGAAACAAATCCTTCGATATCGCCATTCTTAGAGTCATACCTTCGTCCTGCTCCCATCTGTGATTATTGAATACATGCCATGTCTTGTTTGTTAAACTGCTACAAACATATTTGTCTTTAAACATGTGATAAAGCACCATCGCATAGTCCCAGTCGCCGACTTCGAATATTGTCTCTTCGATATAACAATTGATTGTCGACCGCTTCACCTTCTCATATGCTTCGAACGCATCCTGTTTCGCCCAATACATGATTGACTTGCGCGTCACACCGTCCGCCTTTTTATTAAAATGGTATTTCCAGTCGTTATACAGCTTTGGAATTGTCGCATAATCAAAGTCCGATGCTTTGCTTCTAAGCATAACCCATGACAGAAATAACCGTTCATCGGTGTGTTTCAGAGCAAACGCGACTTGTATATTAAGCAGATGGGAGCCGGGTTCATAGTATTTTTCCGGCAATACTTGCGCGTATTCGTGCGTCTCTCTGATAAACTGTTCGTTTATTTTCAAAGTCGACATAACATTATCGAGCGCTTTCTTCAATATATCAGGACTAGAAATGTCGGATAATTGAATATCCATGTTGTCTTCAATCTCCTCTAAGACCAGATTGACCTTTCCTTTTCCTGACCCCGATGCTTTCTTTTTGGAACTCTTGTTTGCTAATAATTTATTATGTTGTTCTACGATTTTTGGATTAATATCGAATTTTACATGCTGGGGATTCTGCGCGGACAATAGATGCATGTTTTTCGACAGGTCAAAATCCTTCACCGATTTCGCCACTGTCATGAACTCGTTATCGGTTAAATCTATTTCCGCGACCATATGATAAGTTACTCTGTATGCTTCATTCCCCGGTTTCTGAGAGCCATACATCTGCCAGTTAGTGACTCCTTTGCTGATACCATCGTCTAAAACACCCTGCCAATCATTTGTTAAGGGCAACTCCCAAATATCACCTAACTTTGCCAAAATCCGGTCTCTTAACATCATCTGTAAAACATGATCCATTTGAACCCCTATAATCATATGTATACCATCTTTTGTAATACTTTTCTCAGCAACTCTATTTACATGCGGTTTCTCCATAACGAAAATTGGAAAGGGTTCGTTTTCTCTAAAAACCAGCAATTCCTTAAGTTCTTCCAAATATAGCTGAACTACATCCTGTATGTGTCCTACTGTATGTTGGCGCTCTGTTACGCTATAATCATAACGAAAGTCAAAGTCAATCAAAATAGGACCGGTACCGTCTTTCAATTGCGCCTCTGTCAAATATTCCTTCCTACCCTTTACAAATACGCTTTCATAATAGAGACGATAATAGAGCGGCAATTCCTCCGTTTCTATGCTATAGCTACCACCATATATATTTAATTCCGAACTAGCTATTCTTGTATGCGTAGATGATTTGCCAAGTGTCTTAGCATTATGATTTGATAGAAACTCACCTAGGTCTCCGATTTGTGATGATGTTGTCATTGTATTTATATTCATAGTTAATATAATATATTAAGA